CCCCCTAGGTACGTTGTCGTTGTTTTGACTGTGTTGTACTTCGGTTCGATGGGTGTTTGTGTAGTGTTTATGTGTGTGTTGGTGTGGGTGGGAGTGGGGTATTTTTACATGTCCATGAGAGCTCGACCGCGTCTAGCATAAGATGCCAGACCGCCAAGCGCTGCATTAGATAAACCAGAAGTAGCGGCATTAAATGCCGCTTGGGCCATATCCGAAGCTGTTGTACGCCACGATGGATTCATAGAATCCAACGTTTGGGTGGCGCGCGTAAACAGATCTGGAGTAGGAGCAATGGTTTCCGATTCCCTCATCCCCGTCACCGGAGAGAGGCGAAGTTGAACTACTTTAATGAATTCAACCTCAATATCTGAGGATTGACCGGTGTTAAGGCCACTCCATACGAAACCGATACCAACGTTCGAGCTTGGGGCATTCTCAGCCAGTTGAGTAAAATTAACTGCTGTAAGCCCAACTCTAACAAGAGTGTCTGTTGCGTTTTGGAGGACATTATTTCCACCGGCATCCCCAGTAGAGCGGAAAGCCGTTCCTGATCCATTAGAAGGTGACCATTTTACCTCTGCTGCAACCATCTGGGGGCGCTCACGCGTCTCAGCATAGGTTGCTAAACTACTTATCTGAGGACCAAATGTGTTGGTACCATCGGTGCCGATGAAGGAGGCGATATCTATATTTTCTATAGATCCTATCACTCCTGAATTGGCCGACGTGGGACCCACATATCTGAACTTCATGCACGCTGCTAACGTTGCCGCATCTCGGAAGGTATTACCCAATATATTGTAGCAAGGATCTGTAAAAGTACAGCCTACTGCGTTTAATGGGGTAGATCCAGTCCATAGAGGCGTGATAATAGAGGCAGTGGTTGGTTGTGCTGCTGCAGTTGTAGATTCGAACGCGAAAACATTGCTATTAGTCGGTAAGTTGGCAACAACTCCGGATATCTGGCATCCCCTACCATGAAAGGAAGGGAACCATGTTAAGTATCCGTCGTTACCAGCTGCCGAAGTGTGAAGGGTAATGATTGATCGGATTACTCTGACCAAACCTGTTCCTGTCACACTGGCAATTTCACGTGGAATCTCTCCACATGGATTGTTGAGAAGGGACCTGAGGATCACCATCTTGCGAGCCTCCAGACCACTAAGAGTCTGGGTCGCGGAGGGTCCCCTACGTCCTTTCTTACTCATGTTACTTTTGGGCCCCCTAGGGGCCTTACCCTTTCCACCTTGGGATTGATTTTGTTTCTTGTTGTTCTTTGTCATTTTGTTCCTTTTGTATTGGATCCCTGGAGGAAATACCAGCGACTATACATCACACACCATCTATTTAGAATAAGACCCAGCCGTGTAGTCTGTTGGCATTTACAAAAGAAAGGGATAGTCTCTTCTGATTTAGCACGGAAGTATTAAGGAGAGTTCCACAGATAGGGAATGTCTTTCCACCGTTTTGGCTAGCTTAGTGTGTGTGACCCAATTACAGACTGTTGTTATATTTGAACTACTCAATAATAACTCGATTGGGGAAGATCTCCACCACAATCGGGTCATGCTCCATGATCTCCTTCGTGCCCATCCGACGACATGACGACTTCCGAAAGACTTTCATCTTTGAAAAGGACGGTTTACGAGCAATCTGCTCGACATCCTGAGTATCGCCACCGGCGGCAAGGACTAGGGGAGAACCAAGGGGAGTAGAATAGGCAGTCTCATGACTATTAAGGACATCATATGCATTACGAAATTCCAGAGCATGGGGGTGGTGATCCCGAGCTGGAGTCCGGGCACTCTCTTTTCTAATATTTTTCACTCTTTTTACGACTAATCCTAGAGCAGAGGAGGGATCCTCTACTCTCTCTAACTTAGCTAATGACTCCTCCTGTAGGAATGTTGCAAACTTCCTCTGGAATGAGGTTATCTTGAAATCCATACCGAGGGGAACGTCGAAACCCAATCCACCCTTGGAAAAGGGAAGGAAAAGGTTAGCGGTCGTCTTTTCGGCGATGGTACAGAATTCCTTTATATCCAAGAGGTTATAGTGCAAAAAACGATTATGCGCCCGAATTGGATCTGCTGCAAACTTAACAACTACGTTATGCGTATCCCAGATTGGAAGACGTTGGACACTCTCCCGACCGGTTATCTTAGACATTCCTGTTAACAGGCCTGTGTTAAGGTATCCGATCTGAGTGAAGACATCTTTCCCATCTACTAAGGCATGACGATAAAATTGAGAGTTTACGGTAAGAATCGAACGGTGTACATAGTTTTTTCCGAGAGAGAGAGTAAAGCCCACAGCTGCTACCGAGGCCTTCCAGACCAAATAAAACTCATCCGATGATCGGAAGAGAATATCGTCACCATTGACGATCACTGGAAGTTCCTCGAGACTGATCACTCGACCTAGATGCTTTTCTAGAGCCATCCAATAACATACCAAGTTTACAATGCATAATATAGGGAAACTAAGGGTTGACCCCATCAGCTGACCAGTCTTCTGCACAAAATCGGGAATATTATACTTCTTGGGGTACGTAATTTTTTGTTCATATAGTACAGATTGTAGTATTTGAATAACATTTGTTCCAAGAGGAGTGGCACGACGAAGAGAGGCTTCAAAAGAGGCCTTGGTATAGTCGATATCGAGGTTATCAGTAGCTGCGGAGTAGTCACCACTAACCCACTTATCAAATCCCACAATATTCAATTTTCGCTCTCGATCTAAAAGATCCAAAAAATCCACTGCCCCCACAACTCGTCCAGTTAGAACAAATTGAGGAAATTTTTGCAAATGTCCCCAAAGAGACTTCTGATAAAATCGGGAGATGTAGTATCTTTCGGAGTTTCCCTTAGAAATAAGGCGAATTTTGAGGGGTTCTAATAAAGGGATAATTTTTACTGTTGAAGAGGTGGAGAGAGCTGTAGTTACAAGATCATCAAATCGGTATTCAGGTAGGCCTTTGAACTGAAACACTGCACCGGGTCGAGTTTCCCCCATCCTTAGCAATTCCATATCCATCATTCCCACATCAAACATCCTATGACGATCCTCATCGACTCCCCAATATTTTCCATTGACCCCAACTAGTCTGGACCTAAAATCATCCTTTTCCTCTTCTGAAAGCTGACGCCTTTGAGACCTCGTAACTTTGGACCGACGACGAAGTTCGTCCTCGACTACTTTTACAGTAGCAGGGTCAACATCATCCTCTAGCCTAGTTTCATCAAGAACTCTAGGGAACATTTTTTCGAAAGGGGGGAAATAAGGATTAAGAACAGACGAAGACTTGTTAAATTCAGAGGGTTGTTGAATTAAGAACAGATCCTGCTCGAGTGGAGTAAGTTTGGAAAAAGAATCGCTCAGATCATGTACAAGTAAGTCCGCTAAGGACTGATTGACCGGGGTCTGGCGGTATGGGTAAGCGATTTGACGACGTAAGTAAGCTCTAGATCCTCCTTCACTACGGCCGGCTTCATAAGAGGCCCCTGTAGTAGCTTCATACAATACGGGGCGACGAACAACAAAGTTAGCAAAGATTAAGTCGTAATAGTGTGATGATTGGATCAAGTGCAGATCCTTCTCAGGGGACGAGGGGGGAGACGTGTTAAGAGTTGAAGCATGCTTCAACAATGATTTTTCAACGTCGGCATCCCTTGCGGGAGCTGCTCCTCTCTTTACCCCTTGGGAATACCCTGCCCAGAGAGCCGTGGATTTGTCATTAAAAGAAACCATTCGAGCCTTAAGGGCTCGTTTGATTGCTCCTCGAAAGAGGAATAATGAATCTCCATAACCCTCTGGTTTTTCAGGTAAATCATTTTTTAGATATTTAGCCATCGGAGCCGCAGTAAAGTACTTTGCGTATTGCAAGAACTTATCCTGCGGCCACATTTTCATAATCATAAAACAAGACAATTGATCCCTTAGAGGGACACGAGCCATCGCCGGAATGGAGTCAAAAAGGACTTCGAACACTGCTCTCGCAAGGTACAAAGCACTCTTCACAGACACACCACTCAACGTCGTATTATGGGGCTCATAACCGTGTCCCTTCTCACCATCACTCAACATATCATAATTAATAAAAGCCACTCCCAACCATGAGCAAACCCCTCATCCTCGCGGACGAGAAGGGAAGTTGTATTATCGGGAATATAGTGGCCAGCACTACGCCCCGGGACATCCCGGACTAGTGACCCAATCAACAGATCGACAATCATTAAGCCATTTATTTGGTTTGGTTTTTGTGTCGCAATAAGCGACTCCTTGATAGATAAATTTGACTTCATAGTTGAATTTGTC